TGCTGAAGTTAAAAAGGTAGGTTTGACCCCTGCACAGGTTTCTAAAAAATTTACTGATTTGAAAGAAGGTAGATTAACATCTTCACAAGTTATGAAATATATATTAGGCAAACTAAAATAGGAGCAAATCATGGAAGGACGTGCGAAAAAACCTGTGAGAAGAGCAGGACCGAGAGGTTTTCAAAAGAAACCTAGTAAACCTAGTAAACCTACCAAGTCTGCTCGAACCGCAGTATCAGCAGCTAGGGCAAAAGGCATGATGAAAGAAATGAGTGAAGCTCAACAAAAAAGAGCAATTTTGCAAATGTTACAAGGCAAGACACCCGCATTTATGAAAAAACTAAAATAGAGGATAGCCATGAAGAAAAAAGGTTTATGGGCTAACATTCACGCTAAAAGAAAACGGATAAAAGCGGGATCTGGCGAAAGAATGAGAAAACCTGGATCTAAAGGTGCTCCAACAAAAGCTAACTTAAGAGATGCGAGAAAAACTAGTGCCAAGAAAGTTTAAAAAAGTTCCTAAAACTAAAAAAGGTGTTCCTAAAGTATATGTGAGAGGTGCAAAAAACCCTAAAGCAAGAGAAGCAGAAATAAAAAGGACTGCTCGTCTTTATAAACAAGGGAAGTTAACTCCTGCTATGATGGATAAAATTAGTAAACAACGGAGTAAGAGCTAATGGCAGAAACAAAACCCAAGAAAAAAGGTGGTAAATATTCTTCTATTCCTGGAGCGGGAAAATTTTCTACCTCTAAATTAAACTCAGTTTATAAAAGAGGTCTTGGTGCATATTATTCCTCTGGAAGTAGACCTAAGACTTCTGCTCATGCGTGGGCAATGGGAAGAGTGAAAAGTTTCGTAACTGGTAAAGGTGGGGCTAGAAAAGCAGATGCTGACTTACTGAAGGGTAAAAAGAAGAGCACTAAAAAATGAGTTACTTACAAAGTAACATCCCTTATTTTAAGGCTTGGGTGCGTCGTGAGTATACTCATAACCATGAAAAATATCATGGTGAGTTTCTTCATGCTATGGTTATTGCCGTAACTACAATACCAAATCGGTCACTTAGTTTTCAAGTTATATTTACTGGTTGTGAAGCAGAAGGTGAACCAGAAGATACTGTGCATGGTGGGGCAATGTGGGCTAGAATGCCTATCACAGCACTAGTTGCAGATATCCCCCTTGAAGAATGGCCTGACCCTATGGAAACATATGATGCTCAGCCTTGGGATTGTGCCTCACATTATCATTCTGTTTATGTGATGGAAAGAACAACTCCTTGTCCTTGGTTGGCAAAAATTAACGGCGAGTTTTTCCCTGCAAAATATTTGTTTACTGTGGATTATACTAATAGCGAAATTGCAGATGATCCTGCACAACACAAACAAAGTCATGTTCTACAGCTTTTAGAAGCAGGAGAATGGACAGGTAATATTGTTGCATTACCTAATAACAGAGTGAGAGTAACTCATCCTGCTTGGTTTGCAACAGGTGAAGGAGCTCCTGATTTTAGACCATCTCAACATATACACTATTCAAAGTCTGATTTAGACTATACACTAGATGTGAATAGGGTTTTTGACAATCTTTATAATCAGGAGGATAATGATGGCTAAAAAGCTTGTTGGAAAACAAAAAAAGTTAGACCGTAATAAAAACGGCAAAATTGATGCGGGAGATTTTAAACTCATTAACGAGGAGAGAAAAATGAAAAAAATGAAAAAGAAGCCTAAAGGTATGAAAATGGGCGGTAAGGCGATGAAGCCTAAAGGCATGAAGAACGGTGGAAAAATGATGAAACCCAAAGGTATGAAAATGGGTGGAAAAATGATGAAACCCAAAGGTATGAAAATGGGCGGTAAGGTTATTAAAGGACCTTACAGTTAGAGGATAAGTTATGGCAGTTTCAGGATCAGTTGATTTTGAACCAGATGTAGCAGAGTATATTGAAGAAGCGTTTGAGCGTTGTGGTTTAATTGTATCTACAGGATATGATTTAAAAACAGCAAGACGTTCTTTAAATTTACTTTTTGCAGACTGGGCAAATCGAGGACTAAACCGTTGGACTATTGAGCAGGTATCTTTACCTTTAGTTACAGATATTGCTAATTATCCTGCAGGAATTTTAACTATGACTGTAGGAGCTAGTGGTTCTTTTACTGTTGGTGAAACAATCACAGGTGGTACGAGCGGTGCAACTGCATCTATAACAAGCGTTACTTCATCTACAGTTATTGCTATAACTATTCCCTCTGGGACTTTTGTTGCTGCAGAAACAATTACAGGTGGTACGAGCAGTGCGACCACTACCGTTACGGCTGCTGTTGATTTTACTAATGTAAGAAGTACCATAGATATTCTGTCTGCTGTTATAAGACAAAATGCAGGTGCTTCTACTCAATCAGATACTTCTATAAGTAGAATAAGTCGTGATACTTATATAAATATTCCGAGCAAACGAACAACAGCACGACCTTCTCAGTTTTATGTAGATAGACAAATCACACCTATTTTGAAATTATGGGGAACTCCTGATGCAACAACATACACTCTTGTTTTTGATAGACTTGTAAGAATTGATGATGCAGATAACCCACAGAATACAGTAGATGTGCCATTTAGATTTTATCCATGTTTAGCTGCAGGACTAGCTTACTATATCAGTTTGAAAAAAGCACCTAATCGTGTGCAACTATTAAAAGCTGTATATGAAGAAGAATTTGAACGAGCTGCTGCGGAAGATCGTGACCGAGCTAGTTTAACACTAACGCCCAGTAGAGATTATTACACGTTGATAAGATGAAATTTGCAACAGGACAATATGCTTTAGCTTTATGTGACCGATGTGGTCAACAATATGATTACATCTCATTACGAGAAGAATGGAACGGTTTAAGAGTATGCCCTGAGTGTTTTGAAGAAAAACATCCTCAACTAGAGCCACATCCTGTGCCTTTTGAGCCAGAAGCTTTGCGGTATCCTCGTCCAGATAGAAAAGAGCCTCTGGACATACTTGTAGGTCAAAACACATTTCCTCTTTTTACGAATACGTCAATACAAGGAATTAGCTCTGTAGGAAAAGTAGAGGTTACAACATGAGTTTTACATACACGACTTTAAAACAAGCTTTAAAAGATTATACTCAAAACGATGAAGTTTCTTTTGTATCAAACCTGCCTATGTTTATTAGGCTTGCAGAAGAGCGTATACTGAAAGCAGTAGATTTAAATGTTTTTGAAAAAAACGCCACAGGAACTATGACTGCAAGTAATCAATACTTAGCTTGTCCTACAGATTTTTTAGCCTCTAATTCATTATTACTTACAAATAGCAGTAATGATGAGTTTTTGCAATTTAAAGAATTAGAGTTTGTAATGTCATATAACCCTAATGCGTCAACTACAGGAACACCTAAATATTACGCACAGTTTGATGTAGATAATTTTATTTTAGCCCCTACCCCTGATAGTAATTATGCTGTTGAGATGAGTTATTTTTATCGTCCTACAAGTTTAACAGATAGCAAGTTTACACTAACTTTGACTTCTGTTGTGGGTACTTTCACAACAAGTGATACAATAACAGGAGGTACAAGTGGAGAAACAAGTGATGTCAGCGCTGTGCCTAGTTCTACCACACTTACTGTTGGGATCCCTAGTGGTGATTTTACTGTAGGTGAAACAATCACAGGAAGTTCTAGTGGAGCTACAGGAGTAATATCTAGCATAGGCTCGGACTCTACTCTTTCTTGGGTTAGTGAAAACGGTGAGCTTGCTCTACTTTACGCAGCTTTAATTGAATGTTATACTTATATGAAAGGCGAACAAGACGTCATGAATATGTATAACTCTCGTTTTGCGGAAGCTCTCGCAAGACTTAAAAATTTAGGCGAAGCTAAAGAAGTGACAGATGAATACCTATCAGGATCACTAAGAAAGGCTAGGACATAATGTTTACAGAATCGTTAGGTATGTCAAATAACTTTTCTGTTACGGTTGAAACTACAAACAACAGGGGGTTTACTCCAGAGGAAACAGCAAAAAGATGTGTTGATAAAATAATCGGTATATCTGACAATTCTCACCCTGCAATACGTGATCAAGCTCATGCTTATCGCAAAGAAATGGAAACGATTATTGCGTTATACATGAAACAAGCTATTAAAAGTGATAGAACTACTGTATACAATGCAATAAAAGATTCTGGAAACCCGAAACTTGCAGAATATATAAGGAGAATGTAATGGCTTTCACGGGAAACTTTCTGTGTACTTCTTTTAAAACAGAACTTTTAAAAGGTGTTCACAACTTTACTGCTACAACAGGTAATACTTTCAACATCGCATTGTATGACAATAGTGCTTCATTTACAGCCGCAACAACAGCGTACACTTCTAGTAATGAAATTAGTGGGACTAACTATTCCGCTAAAGGACAAGCTTTGAATCCTGTGACACCTACAGCTAGTGGAACAACAGCATTAGTTGATTTTGCTGATGAAGTATTTAGCAATGTAACAATCTCTTCAGTAAGAGGAGCTTTAATATTTAATGAAACAGCAACAGGCGATCCTTCGGTAGCTGTGTTAGATTTTGGAGCAGATAAAGCAGCAAGCTCTGGCGATTTTACAATAGTTTTCCCTACAGCTGATGCGAGTAATGCTATAATTAGGATAGCTTAATGACAACAACTGTTGCATTCAATAAATCATGGAATAGCCCTCTAACTGCTTGGAATACCGACACTTGGAATGGTGGGGGTGCTTTTCCTAGTGCAACAGGTTCTATCAATTCTGTATCAATTACCATTAGTCAAGAAGTTACAGGAGTTGCAGCGACATCTGCGATAGGTAATACATTTGAAACAAATGTAGGAGTGAGCGGTACAGGTAGTGTCGGGTCTTCTACGATTACAGGGTTTGCGAATGTATCTGTTACTGGTTTGTCAGGTACAGGTGCGATAGGTTCTACCTCTATTACTGCTGATTCAAGTATTTCAGTCACAGGAATCGCAGGAACATCTGCAGTAGGCAATACCTTTGAAACTAATGTAGGAGTTAATGCAACAGGTAGTGTTGGCTCTTCTACAGTTGAAGGCGATGCAAATATAACTGTCACTGGTTTGTCAGGCACCACTGCTTTAGGTAATACCTTTGAGACAAATGTTGGAGTAAGTGCTACTGCTTCAGTTAATAGCGCTGCGTTAGGAATAACAGGAACAGCAAATGTTGAACTCCCTGCATCCACTCCAGAAATTACAACTGTTATAGAGTCTGTAACAATAGACTTAGGTTCTAAAGTTGAAGTTACAGGACTAAGTGCTACAACATCTATGGGGCAGGTGCTCGTTTGGGGTCTTGTTGTACCTAGTCAAACTCCTAATTTTAACATAGTAACACCTAGTCAAACTCCTAATTTTAATACTATTGGTGGCAGTACAGCACCACCTCTCCAAGTTCCTTCTTGGATAGATATAGCAGCGTAAGGAAATAAAATATGGCAAGCGTATACACAAACGATTTAAGGTTAGAAGAAATCGGTTCGGGCGAACAGTCAGGAACGTGGGGAGATACAACTAACACGAACTTAGAGTTAATTGCTGAAGGTCTCAGTTTTGGAACTGAAGCGATCACAACAAATGCAGATACTCATGCTTCTACAGTAGCGGATGGGGCAACCGATCCTGCTCGTTCCATGTATATAAAATATACAGGAGCATTAGACTCTGATTGTACAATTACGATTGGTCCTAATACTATATCAAGAATGCACTTTATTGAAAACGCTACTACAGATAGTGGGAGTTCTGGTCCATATAACATTATTATTAGTCAAGGTTCTGGTGCTAATGTAACAATTCCTAACGGCGAGGTTAAGGCTGTTTATCTAGATGGGGCAGGGTCAGGTGCTGCGGTCGTTGATGCTTTTGCTTCTCTTAATGTAGGAGCGTTAAGCACACAAACAGCAGGTACATCTAACTTACGTCTTGGCATTAATGCAGGGGACTCTATCACCTCTGGCGGTAATTACAACGTGGTCTTGGGTGATGAAGCGGGTACTGCTTTGACTACAGGTGACAATAATGTTGCTGTAGGTTTTGAAGCTTTATCAACAGAGGACGCTAATGGTAACAATACAGCTATTGGTTATAGAGCATTAAAAACTCTTAATGCAGGAGTAGAAGGATATAATACTGCTGTAGGTGTAGACGCAGGGTTATCTGTTACTACAGGTATTAGAAATGTTTTAATCGGTGCTTTTGCAGGTGATGCATTAACAGATGCCGACTTTAACATTGCAGTTGGTTCAAAAGCTTTAGGAGCAGATACTTTAGGGAGTGCTTCGGTAGCTATAGGTCATGGTGCGCTTGAAAGCCAAAACTTTACTACTGCTACCAACTCTTATAATACTGCTGTCGGAAATAATGCAGGTAATGATGTCACAACAGGTGTGCAAAATACCCTTATTGGCGGTCTAGCAGGTGATGCACTTACAGATGCTGATTCAAATGTAGCAGTAGGTTATAGCACATTAAGTACTGATACTAAAGGCAGTAGAGCAGTTGCTGTTGGGCAGTTTGCTTTACACAGTCAAAACTTTACTACTGCTACCAACTCTTATAATGTGGGTGTAGGTTATAATGCAGGGGTATCATTAACGACGGGTATACAAAATACTCTTATAGGTGGTTTAGCAGGTGATGCTTTAACTGTTGCTGAAAGTAACATTGCATTGGGAGTCGGTGCTCTAGGTGCTGAAACGCAGGGTAGTAGAAATGTCGCTATAGGTGAAAATGCTCTTAAAGTTCAAAACAACACAACTGCTACTAGTCCTTACAATGTCGCTATAGGTTATAATGCAGGAATAGCAGTTACAACAGGTGCATTTAACACTCTAATTGGTGGTTTTGCAGGTGATGCTTTGACGGATGGTGATGACAATGTTGGGTTGGGTTATGGAGCTTTAACTTCAGATACTTTAGGAAATAAAAATGTTGCAATAGGTACTGGAGCATTATCTAGTCAAAATTTTACCACAGCCACAGATTCTTACAATACAGCTGTTGGGCAAGCGGCAGGAAACTCAGTCACAACAGGAAACCACAATACTTTTATTGGTGCTCTAGCAGGAGATGCTATCACAACATCTAACTCAAATGTTGCTATTGGTAAATCTGCTTTATCAGCAGAAACATCTAGTAATGGTAATACAGCAGTAGGTGAATTAGCACTTGGAGTGCAGAATGTAGGTGGTACTGGTGATGCTAGAAACACTGCTGTTGGTTTATTGGCAGGAGGGGCAATAACAACTGCTGATCGTAGTACCCTTATAGGTGCGCTTGCAGGAGATGCTTTAACTACTGGTGGTGGAAATGTCGCGATTGGTTACACGGCTATGAGTGATGCTACTACTGCTGATCTATCAACATGCGTTGGTTATCAAGCAGGGGAAAACATAACTACTGGCGCAAGAAATAATTTGTTTGGAGTTAACGCGGGGCAGTCTTTAACTACTGGGGCAAGTAATACTCTTATTGGTGGAGCTTCAACTGGTGCAGGAAATGGCGCAGGACAAAAAATTACAACAGGCTCCCTAAACACAATCCTTGGACCTTTTGACGGCAACCAACACAGTTTAGATATCCGTACCTCAAGCAACTTTATCGTGTTGTCGGATGGGGATGGTAATCCTAGAGCGTCTATTGATCAAAATGGTACTTTCAGAATAAATAAAGTTGCTTCCTCCTCTGCTGCTACTGGTTTTGAATGTGAAGCAGATGGTGACACTTACATAACGTGCGACACTAGCAATGGACGTGTACTTTATTTAAACGCAAAAGGATCAGACGGAACTATTGTAGAACTTGCCCATGAAAATACTACTGAGGGAACTATATCGGTTTCTGGAACTACTGTTTCATATAATGGTGGTCATTTATCACGTTGGTCAAGATTAACGTCTAACAATAAAGACACCAGTATTGTTAAAGGAACTGTTATGACTAACTTAAACGAAATGGTTGTTTGGTCACATAGTGCTGTGGTTGAGGGTGAAGAGTTCACAAACGATCTTGGTAGAACTGCTATAGCTACAGCTGATGATGTTAGAGATGCGTATACAGAAGATAACGAACAGTTAAACTGTATGGCAGTTTCATCTATTGAAGGTGATCCTAATGTAGCAGGGGTTTTTGTTAATTGGGATGAGTCTGATGACTATAACGATATGAACGTAGCAATGACAGGCGATATGGTGATTCGTATTGCTCAAGATACAACGGTTGCCAGAGGTGATTTACTAATGTCAGCAGGTGATGGCACAGCTAAACCACAAGGCGATGATATTGTTCGAAGCAAAACAATAGCAAAAGTAACATCAACAAATAAAAGTCATACATACGATGATGGCTCGTATGTAGTGCCATGCGTATTGATGGCTTGTTAAGGGGAATAAAATGCTTGAAATAACTAAAGAAGAAATATCAAAACACTACACAGCAATGGGTCATAGCGTTGATTTATTAAATGCAGGTAAGCCAGAAGGCATGGAAGCAGACGAATGGACTGCAACTAAAGCTCGCAACGTAGAGCATTTAGAACTGATGGTGGCTAAAGACTACTGGACTTCAGAAGATATGACTGCTGTTAACAAAGCTATTGAGGATAACAAGTAAGGAGTCAAACAATGACTAATGATGTTAGAAAAGCAGATCAAATAGCACAAGACCACGCAGCAATGTTAGACAGTGTTTCAGTAATTAATAGTATTATTGCCACACATAATAAAGGTAGTGATGCAACAGACGAAGATTTTGGTCATGACATGACACATGACGAAAAGAAAGAGCGTGTAGCTCGTAACAACAGTTATTTAGTTTATATGAAAAAACTAGATGATTGGGGTAGTGAAAGTTTCACAGAAATAGATAAAGCTATAGCCGCAGCTGATTCTTTTATAGGATAAAAATAAAACTAAAGGATTGAGATGCCCCTAACTAAATTACAATTTCGTCCTGGAATAAACAGAGAAACAACTTCCTATAGCAATGAAGGCGGTTGGTTTGATATGGATAAAACTAGATTTAGGTTTGGTTATCCAGAAAAAATAGGTGGTTGGGTTAAAAAATCTATTAATGCGTTTTTAGGATCTTGCAGAGCATTACACTCTTGGGTGGCGTTAGATGGTACACAATTTCTTGGATTAGGAACACATCTTAAATATTATATCGAGGAGGGTGGTGCGTATAGGGATATTACCCCTTTAAGAAAATTAACAACGGATGGTATTACTTTTGCCGCTACTAATGGTTCTGCTATTATTACAGCTACTGATACTGGTCATGGGGCGATTGTTGATGATTTTGTGACTATTTCAGAAGCAGTTAGCCTTGGAGGTAATATTACTGCAGATGTTTTAAACCAAGAATACATAATCCTTTCTGTGCCTGATGCAAACACTTTTACGTTTGAGGCTCGTGCAGCAGATACTTCTATAGACAGTATAACTACAGGAACTTTAAATATGACTGTAGGAGACAGTAGCTCTTTCAGTCTTGGTGAAACAATCACAGGAGGTACAAGTGGTGCGGTTGCCACTTTAATCACTATTACATCACCCACTGTTATTGGTATAACTATTCCTTCTAAAACTTTTATTGCTACAGAAGTAATCACAGGAGGTACAAGTGGTGCAACCACTACAGTCACCGTTCCTTCTGGAACTACAGGATTAACTCCTACCCCTGTTTTAGCAAATGCTAGTGATACTGGAAATGGTGGGGGTAGTGCGGATGCAGCTTATCAAGTTACCATAGGTTTAGATAATTCTCTTACAGGTAATGGTTGGAATGCAGGAGCATGGGGTCGTGGTAGTTGGAACTCTGCTTCAAGTTTGTCTGTAGCAGGAGCTACGTTACGAGTATGGAGTCATGATAATTTTGGCGAAGATCTTTTAATAAATGTTAGAGATGGTGGTATTTTTTATTGGGATAAAACTACTACGGTAAACGCAAGAGCAGTGGAACTTTCTAGTCTGACTAACTCAGATTTAGCTCCTACTATTGCTAAAATAGTTTTAGTTTCCGACGCAGATAGACACATTATCGCTTTTGGTTGTGATCCTGAAACTGCCATAGGCACACAAGATCCTTTATTGATTAGGTTTAGCTCACAAGAAAGTTTAACTGAGTGGCGAACTTTACCTACAAATACAGCAGGGGATTTAAGGATTGGTTCAGGTAGTGAAATCATATCTGCGATAGAAACACGTCAACAAATATTGGTTTTTACTGATAAATCACTTCATGCCATGCAGTTTATAGGACCACCCTTTACATTTGGCATCAACGCAATATCGGAAAACATAACTATCGCAGGACCCCTTGCAGGTATAGCTGTTGAAGATATGGTGTTTTGGATGGGGCGACAAGAATTTTACGTTTATAGTGGTTCAGTAGCAAGACTACCTTGTACTGTTCGTGATTATGTTTTTAATGATTTTAACGAAAAACAAATTGAAAAAGTAAGTGCTGCAACTAACACTTCATTTTCAGAAATATGGTGGTTTTACCCGAGTGCGAGTAGTGATGAAAACGATAGATATGTTATTTACAATTACGAACAAAAAATTTGGTACTACGGTAATCTAGATCGAACGGCTTGGTTAGATAGGGGTATAGAAACTTTCCCCATAGCGGCAGGAGCAGATAATCATTTGTATGAACATGAAAGTGGTTTTGATGATGGTAGCACTACTCCTCTTTCAGCTATATCTGCACACATAGAATCAAGTCAATTTGATATGGGTGATGGAGATAATTTTACATTTATCAATAAATTAATACCTGATCTTACATTTAGGAATTCAAGTGCTGCTTCACCCAAAGCTACTTTCACGTTAAAAACACGAAATTTTCCTGGAGGGGAATATTTGCAATCTAACGATAAAGCAATAACTCAATCTGCGGCAGCAACTTCAACAGTGGTAGAGCAATTTACTGACCAAGTGCATATACGAGTTAGAGGTCGCTCATTTGCTTTACGAGTTGATTCAGCAGAAACAGGAGTAGCATGGAGATTAGGCTCTCCTAGAATAGATATTAGGCCAGATGGAAAAAGATAATGTCAAGAAATTTAATTCTACCGTTTTTTCCTGTGCCACCAGATCAATACAATCAGCAATACATGGAAGAAATTGTAAGATCTTTCTCTATTTATTTAGCACAAATGCAAAATCCAGGAGAGGGTAGAAACACAGAATTAGTTCTTACTAATTTACAAACACATGATCAAGGATTAGAAGTAGGGGCTTTATTTATAGATAAAGATATATCTGGAGTATTAAACAATATTAAAATAGTAGTGGCAAATGCTTCCAATGTTCGAGGAAACTTTGCAACAAGTTCGGTAGGAAGTGTTACGGTAACGGTGTGAATATGATTAAAAAAATATGTAGGTTGCGATATTATATAGTTGACGCTATTATGAGTTTAGCGTCTATTCAGGAACTAACGCTTCCTGCATATTTCCCCCAGAAAGAGATAGGTGAAAAATGCAAGGTATAGAATCATTAGGCTATGAAGTTGTAGAACTCACTCCTGTTGAAGCTTTAATGTCGGAAGGTGGAATAGCACGACATCAACAAGCAGCAGAAATGTTAGCAGATTTTGGGCGTAATGGTGATACCTATCTAGTTCATGCTGCTGAAGGTGAAACAGTTTTACCGTTAGAAGTTTTAGAAAGTAACCCTCGACTTAAAAATATGATTTATACCCAAATGGAAGAAATGGGTTTAGAACCAGAGAGATATGTTGTTGGTAGTGAGTTAAACTCTTTAAACCCAGAAACAGGACAACCTGAGTTCTTTTTCAAAAAACTCAAAAAACTTGTTAAAAAGGTTGTTAAAAAAGTCAAAAAAGTTGTTAAAAAAGTAGCTCCAGTCGTATTAGCTATTGCTGCTCCTGTTTTACTTCCTACCATGCCTATTGCTCTAGCCGCAGGATTAGGTAGCACCGCAGGTAATTTGATTGCAGGTAAAGGTTTAAAAGATTCATTAAAGTCAGGTATAATGACAGGCCTCACCGCAGGTGCAGGTAATATGATTTCAGGAGGCAGTTTCTTAGGTTCTACTATTGATCCTGGAAATGTAGCAGGATTACAAAAACTAGGCACTATGTTTACACCTGATAATCCGTTTACTGCTGCTGTTTCATCTAAAATTACAGGGGTTGGTGCTCAGGTAGCACAAGCAGGAGGCAAAGTAGGTAGCGGTATATTTAAACAAGATTTTGGTGGACAAGAAGTACTTCCTGATGTAGCAGGTGAAATTGGTGAAACTAGAACCGCAGTTACCACTCGTGGGTCAGGAGCACAATCAGTTGATTTTAAAGATGGATTAAGCAAAGCTTTCAAACCTGGAGATGATTATGGGTTTGATGATTTCTTTAAAGAGTATTTAAGTCCAGGACGTGAAGGTATTTCAGCAGCAGCACAAGAAGGCTACAAAAAAGATTTAGCTGCTTTTGTTGAAAAGTTTCCTGATGCTTCTGCAACAGATTACACAAATTTCGTAAGCAAATTAGACACAAAGTATGCTCCTGGAGTATTAACTAAATATGGTCCTGCTGTAGGCACTGTTTTAGCAGGAGGTTTAGCAAGTGATACTTTACTAGGCACAAATATTATTACTGCACCAGAAGAAGAAAAAGTTGATTTAGAAGCAATGCAAAATCGAGGAGCTGACTTACTAGCTTCTGATCCAGGAACATATGGTATTGATGATAGTTATCTAGGTGGTAATCCATTTTATGATCAGGTTACAACTATGCCTATAACACCTCAACAACCTCAGACAGCACAGGGGATTATGCAATATGCCCCAGTGTTTCCAGCGACACAACCTACAACAGGAATAAATGTTCCTGGAGCAGTGATTAATAATCCTAATGCAGATAATCAGTATGCAGGAATGTTTGGTGGAGATTATTTCGCACAAACACCGTACAGTGGTCTTAACTATTTTAATCCTAACCCACCTCCTGCTCCTTTTATGCCTAGAATCAGAGCAGCTTCTGGTGGAGAAATTATGGGTCCTGGAACACCAACCAGTGATTCAGTACCTGCAATGTTAAGTGATGGTGAATTTGTTATGAATGCTCGTGCCGTAAGAGGAGCAGGAGGTGGCGACCGTCAAAAAGGGGCTAAACGAATGTATGAAATGATGCGTTCTTTTGAGAGGACTGCGTAATATGGCTACAGAAACACAAATTATTCAACAACAAGAATCTCCTGCTATTGAGGCATACAAACTAGGTTTAATGCAAAAAGCTCAAGAGCTTATTGAAAAACCAGTAACACTTCCTGCACCGACTACTGTTGGTGCAGATGCAATGACCTTACAAGCTCAACAACTTGCACAGCAAGGAGTAGGGTCGTTTCAACCATTTTTAACTTCTGGTAGTGATTTTATTACAGGTGCAGGTGGAGCAGCTCAACTTGCAGGACAACAGGGGGAAGCAGCTATGCAAGCTTTTGCCCCTGCTCAACAAGAGGCCATGCTAGGAACAGCTCTTGGAGCTCAAATGGGACAACAAGCCGCTGTTGGGGGGATGCAAGGAATACAAAATCAATTAGCTGCAAATCAACCTTATCTTCAATTTGGAGTAGACTCTGCTAAACTTGGTCAAGCAGGATTAGCAGGTACAGCAGCTCAATATGACCCTACTTCTGCACAGGCTTTTATGGATCCTTATGAAGATGTAGTGGTAAGACAAGCATTAGATGATGTAGCAAGAGCAGGTGCTATCGCAGGTCAAGCAGATGCAGCCCGAGCAGTTGGTGCAGGAGCGTTTGGTGGTTCTCGTTCTGGTATTGTAGATTCTGAGCGTGGTAGAAATATATTAGAGCAACAAGCTAAAACAGCAGCAGCGTTAAGATCTCAAGGTTATGGACAAGCGGTACAACAATCAATGGCTGCTCAAGAGGCTGCTTTAAAAAGGCAACAACAAGCAGCAGGTATGCTTGGTCAACTAGGTCAAGCAGGTGGTCAATTAGGGGCGCAGTTTGGACAAATGGGGCTTGCAGGTCAAGAAGCTGCTGCTAAATTAGGACTTATGGGTGCTGATATGACTGGTCAGGCAGCAGGTCAGGTAGGACAACTTGCTTTACAAGGAGCTCAGTTAGGACAAGCCCAAGCAGGACAAACTTTAGATCAAGCTAAAACACTAGCTGCATTAGGACAAACATCAGCAGGGTTAGGTCAATTAGGGCAACAAATGCAAATGGCAGATGTAGATGCTCTTGCTAAACTAGGAGCGCAACAACAAGTTCTTGATCAAGCAGCTTTTGATGCCCAACAACAATATGATACACAACAAGTATATCAACCTTATCAAAAACTTGGTTTTTATAGCGATATTTTACAAGGCGCACCATCTACATCTTCGACTATTACTCAAAGTACAGCCCCCCGACCTTCTATGTTAAATCAGGTAGTTGGTGCAGGAATCGGTGGGCTAGGCATAGCAAACGCAGCTCAAAACGTAGGGATAATATAAATGGTAGAATTTGCACAGCGACCTATGGTTGCTCAAGGTATGTCTCCCTCTGCGCCTAATGCAGTAGGGACAGGCATTACCTCTGGACTAGTGCCAGAAAATAGTGACCCAATAATTCAACAAGGTATGAAACAATTTGAAAATACTGTTGAAAATTTGTACGAAAAAGTAGACGCAGCAGAAAATATGGAGGAAGTTATAAACTCCATAAGGGGTGATGAACAACCTATAAAAGCTAGAGTAGGTGAACTGGCAGAGTTAGTTGGTGAAAAAGATGCCAAGAAAACTCCTGAATCAGTATTAGCAGTCATGCAACCATACTTTCAGATTCTTGAAATGGTACAAGCCCAAGCGAGCGACGCAGCTCCTGGAGGTATTGCAGATGCTCCAATGGCAGGAGGTCGGCAGTCCACTGTAAATTTTAATGAAGCCTCTCCAATCCAAGCTCCTGGATCGGATGAGGCTGCAATGCGTATAGCTATGGGAGAAACACCAGTTAATTTTGCACATGGGGGTTATCATGCTCCAGTGCCAAAAATGCCCTCTTTCACAAATATTCCATTTCCTGAGTATACAATGCCCGATTATAGTGGTGTACAAGATTATGCTCAAAGTTTTTTAGATTTACGAAAAGCTATGGGAGTGCAAGAAGCCCCTACTGATGTAGCTCAGATTATGGAAAACCAAAACAAATTCCTACAACCGTTTATGATTGAGCCAAGAAGCACACAAGAAATACTTGCAGAACAACAAGCACTTTTTGGTGACCAAGATCAAAAAGATTTAGAAACACAAAGTTCTTTAGCATTAGCTAAATTTGGAGCAGGAGTTGCTCAAACTCCAGGATCTCTATTACAGGCTCTCACAGCTAATGTACCTACGGTAGCTACTGATATGTCTAAAATAGCTGCTCAAAAAGCAGCTTTAGATCGCGCACAAAAAGAATTCGCTTATACTACAGCAGCAGCCGAGGAACGTGAAGAACGGACTACAAATCTCAATTTAGCTCTTGATGCTGTAAAAACAGCAGCAGCTAATGGCAAATCAAACGTAGCAGCGACAAATGCTGCAATTCAAGCGGCGATGGATTTTGGTTATAAAAATGCACAAGAAGCAGCAGATCTTGTGAATAAATCTAAAGCAGAGGCATTTAACGCTCAGATGTTGTTTGCAGGAAAAGAAGAAAAAATCTATGGCGGTATAAACCCCACAACAGGTAAGTACGAAAGTTTTAGAACACAAATGGGTCGTGAAGGTCAAGGCCGAATGGCTGTAGATGCAAATAACCCATTAAAACTAAATGCTATCCCTGAATGGGCTATGCCAATAAGTGAATCAGATCATTTAGCAATGACTCAAAAAGGCGGCACAGATTGGTCAAAAGCACAGAAAACAACATTTACTATTCCTAGCAGTACTTCTCCTGATGGTTGGCAACAAGTTGAAGGGGTGTTTGTTCCAGGATCAGGATACTATTTAACTCCAGATGGTGGATATGAGAACGCAGTAAGACCACCTGAAAATAGTATTGTGGGACCGAAGAGTGAAGTAGTAAATGTAGCTGCACCTGATAGTGTTGGAAGAATTTATGTAACCGTAAAACCACCGAACGGTGAATCTTATAGCTATTTATCTGGTTTAAAAAGACTTAATGCAGATGGTGAGCTTGTAACAATCAATGTAAGTAATCCTGCATATAGTTTGCAAAAAGCTGAGTTTTCTGAAAATGAGGCAGGAGAAAGAGTTTACGAAGGCGGTAATCCTCTTGTATTTGAAAGACCTCCAGTTGAAACTGCTTTTGAAGAATTAACGAACGCACAAATAGAAAAAAGCAGGGGTAAAATAGAAGCTCATGTATATACTCTTGAAGCAGGGGAACAATTATTAGCACAGATGCGTGAGGTTATTGGTCCTATAGCTACATTAAAAGCTATCTCTACTAATAATATTGCTGCCTTCCTTCCTCAAGGAAAACTAAAAGACTTAACTCAATTTTTTAAAACTTCTGAGGGTCGACAAGCATTACTCTTGTTTGAAAGAACAATACAAAAATCAGAAAACTTGAGTGACCGTTACGCTGTTGCTGAACAACAAATTATTGCTCAACTAGCACCTAAACTTTCTTTCTTTAAAGATCCAGAAGCAGCTATGGTAGAGTTCCAAAAATATTTAAATTCTGTTCAAAATAGATTAGCTAATGAGCGGCACTCTTTAGATCCTACCAAACCAAGATTAGCTATTGATCGTGTACCCACTGGTAGTGAAAGAGATCCATTTAAATTTTATGACCCTGCTCTTCCTGCAGGACCAACTTCGCATTTTGATTATTTAACTATGATTGCAAGCGATAGTAGAATGCCAGCAGATTTATCAAAAATTAATGTAAGTATAACAGGAAGACAATTAGAGTATATTTTGCGAAATGATACTACTACTCCTAACAAAGAATCAATATACAAAAAACCAGATGGTTCTTACAAAGAGAATGTTCTTATCAACGCAAGCACAATAATAGATCTAACTATGTAAGGTAATAACATGGCAGGATTAACTCAAGAAGATATTAAAAACCTTGGAACTATAACCGAGTCACCTAAAGTAGACCCTTTAGGGGGAACTGCTAGTAAAGATATCCAAATGGAAGAGGTAGAAACTCTTGGTGGTATGGTTCAAAAACAACCAAGTCGTATTACTGGTGTTGTTGAAGAAGGCTTAGGTAAAGATATTTATGAAAAAATAGATGACAGTGTTTTTGGAAGAGGTATAGATGTCGTAGAAACTGTGTTAGATCCATTACGACCAATAGCAAAAGGGTTTAGTAGCACATTAGCTACGTTACCTGATGCAGCTCTTAACACTATTATTTCAGGATATAATGCTGCGACGGGTTCTGATATAGATAAAGATATATTGTTGCGGATATTTGCCTCAGATGATTTTGAATCACAAAGAATATTAATCCCTTACATTTTATCTTATGGTGTAGATGGCTATGTAGGAACTTCAGAACAAGATCCTTTTTATGATCGTTATGGGCGTTCAGCAGGTATGGGAGCTTCTTTTGTTGTACCTACTGCACCTCTAGCTAGTTTATATGCTAAAACTGCTCAAAAACTTCCTACGATTTATAAGGGAGTAAAAGATAGAGTTATGGATGTTGTGACTAAACCTTTTGTTACTACTCCTGGAACAGCAGTTGCCGTTGAAGCAGGATTAGGCGGTGTTTCTGGTGTAGGGTTACAAGCAGAACAAGATTTATTTGGCACACAAACAGGACTCGGTGGGTTATTACCTTTTGGAGGACCTGCTATTTATTACGCCGCTAAAAAAGGCATCGTTACTCCAGTCAGTTGGGTTGCTCGTAAAACAATCAGTAAGGGTGGAGATATTATTGACAATGTAAGAGTTGAAGCAGGTAAAGTTGACCCAGGATCAGGCAAACGAGGGGAAGAAGCTCAAGCGGTTGTAGATAAACAATTACAAGATGCTGCTCTTGGTAATGAAGCAAATATAAAAAGAGCTATTGAAATTGAAACAACCCTACAACCTTACACTGATGAGCGTATTGTTATTAGTCCTGCAGAAGCTACTTTAGATGCGCCTACTTTACAAACACAGAAGGCTCTCGAACAATCAGCTACGCCTGAGTTTACAAGAAAAAATTTAGCAAGAAAAGAAAATATACTCAACGCTATATCAAATTTTATATCTCAAAAATTTACAGGGAATGCTATCGACGATGCTCCTTTAGTTGTATATGATGCAGCTAAACAAAAGTATGTATTGACATTAGGTAGAATAAATAAAGGTGAACAAGATTTATCGACCAAGATTTCTATTTTAACAGATGCTGATACAGGGGTTTATCCTCAAATAAGTAATAGAACAGAAGGTGGTCAAGAAATAAGACAAATTGTTTCAGCCGCTCATACACAAGCTAAAGAATCAGCAGAAGCTCTAGCTAAAAACTTAAATATAAATAATGCAGATCAAGTAGCTTCTATGGATGCTTTTGAGGCAGCTAAAAACACAGTTCGTAATGCAGTAACTTCAAGAGCAGGTGAAGAGGCACTTAGTTACCAAGGATTAAACAGCACAGTTAAAAATTTTATTGAAAGTGATTTAAAGAAGATATCTTTTCAAGATTGGAAAATGTTTAGAGACCAAGTAAGCTCACAAATAGGGAAAGCTTTTGCGACTAATAATAAATCAGATCAAAGGACTCTAGCTATCCTTGCAAAAACATTAGATGATTTAGGTGAAGCGTTTGGTAGAACTAATACAAAATTTAAAGAGTTTCAAAACTATTATGATCAAACAGTAATACGCCCTTTTGAAACAAGTCAGGTAATAAAAATCTTAGCTAAAGGTAGAGGAGGAACTGGTGATAGACCTGTTTATTTTTTAGCTGATGAGCAAGTGGCAAAATCTTTCCTAAAAGATAGCAATACTGCAAAACAATTTATGACTTTGTTTGGTGATAATGCAGCTCAATTAAACAATATGCGAGCCGCTGTTTTAGATGAAATTAGATCAGTGGGTGTAGTTGGTGGTGAATTTAAACCAAATGCTATCAACAAATATATGAATAATAATAGAGAAACTTTAACAGAGCTTGGTTTGTTTGATGAACTTTCTAATACTCAAAATTTAGTAAATCAATTAACGACAAGAGCAGCTACTTTAGATACTCGTAAAAAAATAATTAATCAGAATGCTATGTATTCTGCTGTAGCTAGAGCTATGAAAGTAGAAGATCCTGAAAAACTTATAAATGATATTTTAAAAAGTCCTAGATTAGCTCGTGAAGTTAAAACAAAACTAGGTAAAGATCCAGAAATATTAGAAGCATTTAGAGCAGCAGTTATGCAGAAAGCATTAGGTAACAGTCCCAGTGCTTTAGATAATCCGCTTGATTTTAAAAAGTTTCTTGTTAATAATGAAAGATCACTCAATGCAATATTTGATAAAACACATATAGATAATATGTATTTAGTTGCAGATGCCGCTGAAAGAGTTTTCGCAACTCCTATGGTGGCAGGAGCAGGAATGAAATCTGAAGACTTAATGTCTAGGTTTGCTTCTAAACTTGGTACAAGTGTGGCAGGAGCTTCTACACGTTTCGTTGCTTTACAAGAAGGCAGGATTGGATCAAAAGCAGCAGCAGCTTACTTTATAACAAGAGGGTTATCTGCAAGGTCAGCAGCTCGAGCAGATGCTTTATTTAAAGAAATGATGTTTAATCCTGAAGTAGCAAAGTTATTAGTTAAAGAAGGACCACAAGATTTTAGTATCACCCCAGAAACGAATAGAGCTATAAATACTATTTTATTTAACATAGGAGTTTTACCCACTGTACGAGAAACAATAGGTAAAGAAAGCCCTACAGAAGATATTATGATAGAGTT